TCATCTCCATTGACCATTACACACTCGATGTACCGATCGAGTTTGTATCTGGCAAATGCTTCGATAAAATCGAGCACATTGACAAAACCATCTCCAAGATTAGTTATCTTCGTTCCAGACGGCATACCCCCACTTCGCGATATAACCTCATCCGGCATAACCAAGTCAGCTTTTATTAAGTATTCCTTAATTAATTCCTTTCGGAAATAATTCGGTGCAAAATACTCCACCACCTGTGCTAGTTCAGGTGCAGTGACAGAAGCATCAAACTGCTCTGCATCGAGGTTAGCCCACTGTACAACAGAAGACCACTTACTTGCAATCCATTCTAAGGCGATACTAGCGTCTACATAGAATACAAATATGTCATCCTTCCGCGTTTGTACATTGGCAATTGTTCGAGTAATCGCGCTGTCAAAAGCTTCACATTCCATATGCCAATAGTGTACAGGCGTGCCCCATACCAATCGGACCTCCGGGTCGGTTCCCGGCTCCGTGCGCTTTTGGGCTCGAAAGCCAGCAAGTATAGACCAGCACTTCTCCAGATGCTCAGGGCCTTTTAGGCTTGCGTTGTACAGTATAGCCGCATCTAATTGGTCGCGTTTCGTGCCCATCCTGGGCATCCCAGCGCCATGCGACAAACTACGACGATTCCTAAGCAAAGTGCCGTCGTAATCATAAGTAAGGCTACATTCCCATGGGTGTGAAAACTGATTTAGATAATCTAAAATTAATTCCTCACCATTAGGAACATTCTTGTACGGTTCAGTTGCTCTAACAAGAGACTGATACATGTACAATCCTTTAGGCCACTCAACCTTCTTAAGATCAATTTCCTCGCGTTCAATCAATCCTGGCGGTAATGCTACAGTTCTGACTAACTTACGGTACAATGGAAGGACCTGCTTCCTTATCAGGGGGGCGAGCTTCCTCTCAGAGTTACCCATGTTATCAGACCTAACATTGATCAAATATCTTTCCACTTCGGGTGTCAATTCCGAACGTGTCAAGCGTCATCACCCCATACTATTTCGAATTATCTCTATCAGCCCTGAACCCAGTGCTGTAGATCCGGCGATGATTGCGCCTACCTTCAAAATAATATTCTTGAGGCAATACCAGCGATATGCTTTATATCTCCACTCATCATCACTGAATAGAGTTAGGTTTGGGTCGCTTATTCTGGTTTTCTTTTCTTTCCCACTCTCGAGTTCCACAACTCTTTCT